CCAGCTTCATCAACAGGCGCTTGCCCCAGATGATTTCCGGGTTGTCGCTCACGCTGATCGTCGCGTACTGCGGGTGCTCCAGCCATACCAGCAGGAACCCTTCGCGGTCCATGCCGTAATCGAGCCGGCAGAACCACGCATCGGTGTCCGTCAGGTAATGGTTGACCGTCGCCTTGGCATCACGCTCGAACGGATTGATACCGTTCAGGGCGTTCTCCGCAACCTTCGAGCTGCCAAGCACGGTGGCAACCTTCTGGTGCAGGCCGACCGGGTACACGACCTCGGTGACCTTGTGCGGATCGGGCATGCCGCGCTCGCTGGTGCGGTTCTGGGCGTTCTGCCACGCAAGGAAGTACGCGGCGGTCGTGAAGTCGGAACCTGTGAGCAGGTTCGACCACGCCGACTGCTGGGCGTCAAACTTGGTGTGGTCCGATGCGAACACATAAGAGCCATCCCCGCCGGTCATCACGGTGAAGCCGGTGTTGAAGATGTTGGCGATCATGTATTCGACCTTGCGGTCCGCCGAAGCCGGAAGCCCCTGCATCAACTGCTTGAGCATCCTGGTCTTCTGCGACTTCTCCGCCGAACGGGTGGCGGCAATGCCGGCCCGGTACTGCTGGAGCGTGATCGTCTTGGTGTGTCCGAACAACGGGGACAGCATGCGGATTTTCTCCGTGTCCTCGCTCTTGAACGGGAGTTCGAGTTCCGGGCTGACTTCGCCCTCGACGTACGATTCGAGGTTGGTGTCACGCAGGGCCACGAATCCGATGTTCTCTTTCGGCACCTTGTTCTGCAACTCGACGATCTTGTCGAACGTCTTGTCGTAGAGCATCGGCAACGAATTGACATCAACTGGTCCGAAATTTCCCTGATAGAGTGTAGTAGCCATTGTGTTGTTCCTCCCTTATTAGGCTGTTTGTACAACTTGCACCCGGACAATCGCCTTGCCGGGACTGTCAGCCGCAGCGTTCCGCTCCGGCTCATATTCGCTCGCCACGTCAACGACGAGGAACAACTTGTCAGAGGTCGCACCAAGGTCGAGATAGCCGATCTCGTTCGGGGCCGAACCGATCATTTCCAGGTCATACGCAAGGCCGATATTGGCCGTGGTAATCGCCGATGCGCTGCCGCTGGAGCAGACATAGATTTCCAGCATGCTTCCGGGGAAGAGCTGGTACACGTCCACAGCGTCATTCGCGGTGGCGGCGTCTTCAACGTCCTCCGCCAGCAGCCCCCACGGAACATCATCATCCGAGCAAGCCGCGATCTGACCGCTCGACATCTTCACCGGCATTCCCTTGCGGCCTTGCAGGGATGTAGCCGCTTTGCACTTCCGCAAAGCAACCGTATTCAGGTCCAAAACTTTCGGGTTCACAGCAGTAGACATTTGCTACCTCCTTTTGCTTGTCATTCACCCATCACCGCCACCACCCATCGGCGTCGTGCTGATGGTTGTGTCGGTCTTTTCCTTGTCCTTTCCAAGACGGCGATATTCGCTCATCATCTCGTTATCGTCCGCTTCCGCGTCACGGCCCTTTACCCTCTCCAATGACGCCAACTCCGACTGCTTATGCTCCCGCGCCGAAAACTCAACCGGGCGTTTCATCAGGAAGTCGCCTCCCTGCTGGACCCTTGCTCCGTTTTCGATCACAGGTTCCCATCCCTCATGGATGCGAATATCGTAGTTGGCCGCGTCACAGTAATGAACCGAGACTTTGGCGCCCACGCCGCCGATGATCTTCAAATCGGGATGGCGCGGATTGGGGGATTTTCCCCACGCTTCCGGGACCAATCGCTCAACCTGGACTTCACGAGGATCGCGGTATTCCATCCCGACACCAATCGGCGGAGCCGTCTTGCGCATCAATTCCTGCACCTTCCGGGCGCGTTCGATGTCAGACTGGTATTCCGTTGCGCGGTCTTCCTGTTTGCGTTCGGCATCTTTCATTGTCACACCCTCCGTTGCATTGCGGCTTTCGCCTTGCGAGTTGATTCGATCACTTCCTTCGTATCCTTGTCATCAAATCCCATGGACTTGATCTTGGATATTTCCCATGGCTCCAATTCCGGCAATTCATCATCGCCATCCGTGGATACACGGGCGTTCCTGATCGAACCGGGCTTTTCAACCCTCGGTGTGCGCAATGAAGCAGTCGCGGTTTCGGACTTCGCCTTGATTTCCTTCTCGAACAGCTTGCGGGCGGATGTGCGGTCTATGCCGTATTCCTCCACAAGCCGGTCAATTTCGCGCTTGTTGGCGCGATAATCAGGGTCATAATCCTCAAGCCGGCCGGACAACTTGGCCAATTCCTGCTGGACTTTACGTTCAACAAGATCAGCCATGTCCAAAGCCATGCCGCGTTGAACCTTGAGCATTTCATTCGCCAGAACCTCTTGCGGATCTTCGGCTGTGCGGGCAAGATCGGCGATGCGCTTCGCAACCTGGGCCAGCCGTTGTTCGTGCTGGCGTTCGGTCTCGTCCGCCTGTCGGGCCGTTGATGCCTGCTCAATTCCGTCAATCCGCTTGCGAAGTTCGGCGTTTTCCTGCGTTACCCGCGTGGAAAATGCCCGTAGCTCACGCAAACCCTTTTCCGCTTCTTCCTCGTTTTCATAACCGAGAAACCGTTTGGTAGGTGGATTGTCCTGTTTGTTGCCAGGGTCCGTCGGGTTTCCCGCCTTCTGGTCCGGTTTGTCGGGGGCTTCATCAGCCTTGTCCGCACCGGCGTCGGTGTTGTCCTTCATCTACTCTCCTTCGGGGGCTTCCAGATTGTCCGGCATCGCCGGGTCCGTCCACCTTGTCCGATATATGCGCCACGCACCATGCGCGGCGAAATCCAGGCAATAAAAAAACCCCATGAGGTCATGGCCCCATGAGGCTTCAACTTGCGTTCCGGTGCGGGGATCAGCCGCTCCGGTTCATTGCCGGAAAATTATTTCTTCCTTCATTCGCAACCTTCGCATAACTCCGGCGCGAATGTCAACATTTATTTTTTATCATCGCTATTTTTGTTAATCAAAACCATCTCGCTGATTTCTTCGCGGAACTCAAGTATCTCGCGCAACATCGCTATGTCGCGCCGAATCTTGATCGTGTCCTCGTGCGCAATATCGCTTTCGAGTGCTACACGCGCTTCCTTCATCCGGGCCGTCAGGATGCTTTCCCAAAGCCGGAATGCCGGTGTTTCCATCATCGAGTTAAGCGCTTCCACGTCCTTCTGCGAAATACAGACGCCAAGCAGTTCCATATCGTGTCACTCCCGCATTATGTCGGGCCGGACAATCCGCCCAACGCGCCACCAGCCACATCGCCCGCCATTTCCCCGGTCATCTGCGGTGCCGCCTGTTCGACCGGCGGTGCGCCAAACTGGTTCATGCCGCCGGCGTTGTTCATATTGCCAGGTCCGGCCATGCCGGGTTCCGCGCCGGGCGCCACCTGCGCCTGCGCCTCCATCTGCTCGTGAATCAGGATGTGCATGTCAAGCACCTGCAATGCCGCCTGGTTTTGCTGTTCGGCTGGAAGCATGGCGTACCTGTCGCGCACCTGCCGGTGAATCCGCAGGTGGACCGGATGTTCCTCTTCCGGGCGCGGCAAGTCCTCGACGGCGGATTCCAGCATGGCCGTGCTTTCCATCCACGCAACCCGTTCGGCGTCGTACTCCTTGGAACCCTCGAAATACCGCTCGGCGTTATCCATCTTGCGGCCGCGCATGACATCCTTGAAGAACTCCGTCAGGCCGCGCTTGCTCATCAACGGCTGGGCCAGCGGCAGCACCCTGGCGATAAAGTCATTCTCATTGGAACGGCGCAAGGCATCGGACTCGAACCGGCCTACGGTCACGATGCGAGTATTGTAATCGCCATATAACGTGGCGGGCCTGACTTCATTGACCATCTGCTGGTCGGTCACATACAGCACACGGTCGGGGTCCGCGAACTGCCGCCACAATTCGGCGACCATCACGGCGCACCACGGGAATATCTGTTCTGCAATATACTGCGCGTCCTCCAACGCCGGGCGCATAGCCTGTTGCATTACCGCACCCGCCTCGGTTGCCGTCGTGCGGCTGCCCCACGCCTCGCCCATGATCGGCTTGTCCGTGCCGGCCGTCCGGTTGAACCGCTCTCGCAAATACTGGAGCATCGGCATGGCGGTCTGCGTGACATCCGGGTAGTCCAGCTTCGTCAACGCGGTCTTGCCCGTGCCGGGCCTGACGTGGAAGACCTTGTTGCTGTTGAAGGTCAGCTTCTTTTCCAGCAGATTCCCCTTTTCGGCCACGAACGGCGCATTTATTATTTTTGTTTTATTATCAATAAACTGATTGATTGTCGTGGTCTCTTCCTCGTACAAGCATTCAAGCAGGGTGGCATATCCCATGTGGATCGCGCCCTTGTCATCCTCGTGGGAATGCACGAGATTGTAGGGATTCTTGCCGTGGAAATACGGGTTGACGCGCAGTTGCAGGCACACGCAATCGCTGTTGATGTCGCCGGCGAAATACATCTCGCACCATTCCGGCGTGGCCTTGTCGTTCCAGACGAACGATCCTTTATCTGTGGCCTCGATTGGCAGCCGCGCCCACACATAGTATCCGTCGTAGTTGCCGTTCTCTTCTTCGCGCTGAGACTCGTCGGCGTTCTCAAGCCGCCCCTCCATCACGCTCTCGTCGCCGGCATCGGCCTTGCGCCATAGGTGACTTTTGTTTAATTTATCTAAATTCAAATACCTGTCGTTGTCACGGGCCTTCTGGCGCAGGCGCGAAAGCGACATCGGAAGCCGGCGGATGATGACGTGCTGGTCCCGCATGTCGTCTATCGTCGTGTCGAACCAGACATCCTTGAGGTCAACCCGCTCCACTATCGGGAAGTCCCGCGTCACCTTCTCGCGCCGTTCAAAGGCGAATCCGGCCAGTTTGCCTGCCCCGTCATATAGCGGAACGCGCTCGGTCTTCATCTCGGTGCAGCGGTCCCATGTTATCGAAAGCATCTCCTGCCCGTACTTGTTGTTGAAATACATGGACCGCTTCAACGCGCTCCACCAGTCGCCCTGGTCGAACGTGTAACGCAACAGCATGTTCTGCTGTAACTCGACACGGCGGGCTTCCTCGTCGTCCGGGAAGTCGGTGGAGCCATAGACGCGCTCGTACTTCACCGGCATTTCGTTGCCATAGAATATCACCGACTTCTGGCCGGCGGTGATGGCGCGGATGCTGTCATAGAAACTCGGACTCGCCACATTGGAAAGCGTATCCTGCTGCTGGTCCGTGGCATCGGTGACATTGCGGACCCTTGACAGGCGGGCCATCGCGTCGGCCTTCGTCATGTCGTTTATCAGCTTGACCCGCGCCGGCTGGGCGACATACAGCTTGTACTTCTCCTGCACAAGCGCCATCGCCTTCTTGACAATGGCCTGCTTCTTTGCGAGGTTCGGCGGGAGCGGGATCACGTTGTCGGCGCCGGCATCGGACGCATCATCGCGGCCCCCGTCGTCAGATAATGATTCGCCGCTTGCGAGGCTTTCGACTATCGCCTTGGCATCTATGGCTTCGTTTTCATTAGGCATTCGTATTCCTCCTTGGGCAATACCAGCACGATTTCGCGGCAATCCACAACAAGTTCATGCTCGTTGCCGAACGGGCCGTTCCACATGCGGTTACTGGCCGCGACCTCCGGCAGCGTGACGAAATCACCAGGCCTTATCTCGGCCGGAACCTTATCACCGGCCGCAAGCACCTCGCACCAGTTCACCCGGTCCTTGAGTTTTTCCGGCAGGGCGATCAAACCCTCGTCCGGCCTGATGGTTTTGCGGACGTACACCTTGTTGCCGATCATGCGGACCGTGCGGTTGCATTCCGGCCCGACTCCAGCCGCGACACTTCTCTGCTGGTTGTTCATCTATCTCCTACCTCACTATTATTTATTGTTTTTGTCAATACAATTCAATACCCCGTTATCCGGCTTCTCGGCGCATCGTCTTCGGACTCGCCGTCGAATATAATGTCACTCCCCATATATTGAGGATTTTCAGAAATTATATACATCGCGGCATCCATCAGGTGATTGTTTTCATCCTTCGGCTTGTCGGTCTCGCCCTTGTTGGTCCATGTCTCGATCTCGGTCTGAAAGAATTTCATGTCCGCGAACACCGCGATCCGGCTGCCGCCCATGATGTCGCCGCCGCGCAGCTTGAACCAGTTGGCGTAATCCGCATCGCTTATCATCTTGTGCTGATGCGCATGCCACATGAAATGCTTGCGGTTGTAATCAACCTCAAGCCAGCGCTGGAACTCCGGGATCATGTTGGCGTCTATCTTCGCCCGCGCACTTGTCACAAACAGCCCACAATCGTTGTACATCTGTCCTAGATTGCAATTACGATCCGCCGCCTTGGTGCCATACGACCTCGGATCAAGTACGCTCGCCACAAACTGCGTACCGACAAACTGCTCTTCATAAACCGGCCAGCTTGTCCCGCTTTCCTCGTCATGTTCATCGGCTATTTTTATTCTCGTGTTCCCGCACATCTCCAATACGCCCTTGCAGTTCACCGGCACCGTCTTGCCGCGCTCATAATATTCACGGTAAAACAGCATGTCACCCCACGGCATCATGGCCGCCAGCAGGCAGGCGAATGGCCGGACACGCCCATGATCTATCCCGCGATACCGCGTACAATTAACCGGCACTTTGAATGGCGCCACCAAATGTGTTTCACGGTCCCATTTGTCAAGCACGGTCTCCGATTCGCCCTCGAATCCGCCATAATATCGCGCCTCGCCCTCACGTTGCGCCCGCTTGTCCTTGTTCTTCTTCGGGATCACGACATGCTTTTCATAGGCCTGTTGCTTGCGTTCTTTCGGGTAAATCGCGTCAGGCACACCATCTATCCACAACTTGTACTTGCCAAGGGTATGTCCCTTCAAATCAACACCCATGTAAAGTTTGCGATATATCCATCCACTCTTGCCCGTGTCGCTGAAGCCCGGCAGTTTGTGGCCGGTCAATGTGAACGCCACCTGGAAGTTCGTCCGGGTCCGACCGCGTTCGTCAACACCGTCAAACTTTGATTCAGGCATCTGCTCGTCGGCATGCACTATGTCAAACTGCGTTGTTTCAAAAGCATGTTGCGGCTGGGTATAGACCCTGAAAAACAACTCGCTCCCGCTCACCAGCAGCTTTACGGTCTTGCTCTGCCCGCTGCCGAACGAAAGCGTCCGCGCCTTATCCGGGTCTTCGTCTGGATACATCCCATAATCAGGGGCATACACGCCCAATTCCTCTCGCGGCAGCATTTTCTGGTATTCCGGCCAGACGGCCTGGCGCATATTGTCCCACGACCATGTTGCCACCAGCACGCGCTTCGGTCCCTGGAAATCATAATGGTTGATTCCATGATGCTGGAAGCAATGCCATGCCGGGTCACACCGGAGCGCCCTGAATAGCACGAATGCCACGCCATGCGCCGTGCCGCCCTGCTGGTTACCCTTTGTCAGCAGCACCAGATCGTTCGTCCGGTCATTGATAAAATCCTTGCCATCGCAATGCGGCAAGAACTGCGCCAGCCGGTTACGGCAATAAATCCTGTACGCCCGGTCCCTGGCCCGCGCATACTCCAGGTTTTCGTTATTCCCGCTCTCCACCAGCGACTTCTGGTCCGCATCCGTCCATTCCAGCCACCGGCCCTTCCACGGCATTATGTAACGGCGCCCCACATTGCTCATCTTCAGCCCGATCCCTTTCCAGATGCTTCAAACGCTGCCTGTAAATACTCACCGGCACCAGCGTCTTCGCGTTCTGCCGCATCCCGCCTATCACCACAAACCCGTTCCCGTCACCCATCGCCACATCCTCAATACTGACCCGCCGGTCGAACACGCCACGATTCCACAACATCATGCAGGTCCGGCACACATACTGCTTCGGACTCTTGGACGCTCCGCATCTTGGACATGAATCGTCCGCGCACCGCTTGTTGATGATCTTGCCGGCCTTCAAATCCTCCCGGCACGCCACGCAATACCGCTCCTTCTTGTTCCTCGGCCTGAACCTCGAATCGCATAACTGGCAGAACCGTACCCTTCTACGCTGCCGGTTGTGTTTCCGCAGGTTTGCCAGATGGCGCCGCGCCGCCTTGTCCTGTTCCTCCTTCTTGCGCCGGTTCGCATCACGCTTCTTGCGCCACTGCTCCGCAAGCTCCGCCATATCATCCCCGAATTTTTCCCATTTCAGGGGCATCCATCAACCTCCCAGCAGCACCGCGCATAACCCGCAATGTCAACCCACGTGTCACGCTTCTTTGACTGCGTGGCCCTCGCAATCTTCATCGCCAGCAAACACAATCCCACCTGCCGCGCCTCGACCGTAATCCCCAAAATGGCCGACCATAACGCCGCCTGCCGGCCGAAATCATCCTTCGGCGGCGAATACATCCTCCGCCTGTCCCGGCTCGTCAACCGCTGCGCTTCAACCAAAATGTCCTCGATTGCGTCACCCGGCTTATCACCGGCCGGCTCCGCGACGGCATCGTAGTCAATCTTCTTTCCCCACGCAATCGCATAGTCCCGCTCACGCCGCGCTCCCACCGACCCCGCCCACCCCTCCAGCATGTAGAGCCGGTCGCAACCCTCAATTTCCTTCAAGTCCCGCGCCATGTACGCCTCGTACTGCGATTCGTCCACCACGTCACAGAACGGATTGAAACCTTCCCCCATGTCACGCCGCGCTG